AAACAAAAAGTAAATTGACAAAAACAAACAACATAAAAAAGGAGCATATGATTGAAGCACTCGAAAAGACTTTGGGTGTTGTAACTACTGCCTGTAAATCAGTTGGCATATGCCGGTATACGTTTTACAAGTGGTTAAAAGAAGACAAAAAGTTTGCTGACAAAGTAAACGACATACAGGATGTAGCCATTGATTATGTTGAGAGCCAGTTATACAAGTCAATAAGAGACGGCAATGTCACTGCTATTATATTCTATATGAAAACAAAGGCAAAGCATAGGGGTTACCAAGAAAATTATGATGTAACAACTAAAGGCGAAAAAATAGAGTTCAACTTAAACCACCCAAATGATTAAAGTAACAGCAGATACGGGCTATGTTGGCAAACGCATTGTTGAGGCAATGAAGTCCGGGNATAATGAGATTATAAACAAGGGCGGCACTGGCTCAGGCAAGACCTATGACCATATGCTTATTATCTTTTGGCTGTTAATGACCCAGGTAAAAAACAAGGTAGCAACAGTAGTAAGCGAAAGCAAGCCACATCTGGATATAGGTACATACAGATACGCTAAGATGTTTAGCAGTGGATTAAGAGAGAAGGGTGTAATAAAACTTAATGACAGCAAGTCGTTTTTTACGTTACCCAATAACAATATATTAGAATTCTTCTCAGCAGACAGAATTGATAAGGCACTAGGAGCGAGAAGGTGGCTTCTGTTTGCAAATGAGATTAACTCACTGAAGTATGAAGTGTTTAGCGAACTGGCTAGAAGATCTGAAATCACAATGGCTGATTTTAACCCAACTGCTAAGTTTTGGCTAGAAGATAAGTTTATACCTTACTGCCAGAACCCAATAGTAATGAAATCTAACTACCTTGACAATCCATTCTTACCAGAACACGAAATTATAAAGATAGAAAAAAGGGTAAAGCTAGACCAAAACTTCAAACGAATACACATTGACTGCGAATACGGCGTATCCGAAGGACTGGTATTTGAAAACTGGCATCAAACGGACACCATGCCTGAGAGGTACGATAATGAGTGGTACGGATTAGACTTTGGTTTCACTAATAGTTACACATCGCTAGTTCAAATAAGGCAACACGAAAATAAGCTATTTATAAAAGAGTTATTTTATGTACGAAATAAACTAAACTCAGAGATCATACAGTTAATAAGCCAATCAGGTGTTAAAGAAAGACATGACACTATCTATGCAGACAGTGCAGAGCCTAAGACAATAGAAGAAATATACAGGGCTGGATATAACATAAAGCCAGCAACTGAGGCTAAAAAGAACCTAAATGACAGGATCGATAAGCTCAAAACCTACGATCTATACGTAACAAAAGACAGCCTGAACCTAATACGTGAACTACGGAATTACCGATGGGAGCAAGACAAAAACGGACTCCCAACAAATAAGCCTATAAAGATCGATGACCATGCTATTGATAGTCTAGGTTATGGGATTGAAGAACTGTTACATAAGCGTGACGAAATATTTATACTATGAATCCACTAAAAAAATATATAGCCAGAGTAGCCATGAAGGCTATGCAAGCCGACCCGGGCAATGAACTATTTGCCCAGATGTTCGAGTATCTGAATAAGGATTTACCGGCATGGCTAGGCAAAGACCCACAGGATTTTATAGACAAGGGTTATATGTATAACGACCTTGTTTATTCAATTATTAAGACCAAGCAGGATATTGCACGTTCAATAGACTGGCAGGTGTACAAGGTGGTGGATCAGGATGCTTTGAAGGGTTACAAGTACTCAATGAAAGCCCTGCAGGCTGGTAAGAACTATATGCGGAACCTCAAAAAAGCACAAGGATTTAAACAGAAAGCATTAGAAGAAGTACACAATACAGAGATTAACAGGATCATTAAGAAGCCCAACAGCTACGAAAGTTGGGGGCAAATCATAGAGGGGTATTTCGGATGGCTGGATTTGACAGGCAACTTCTATTTATACGGGCTGAAAAGAAGCACCGGGGATAAGATACAAACAATACATGTAGCCCCGGCATCACAAGTTGAAATAATACTAGGCACAACGTTTGACCCGATCAAAGGCTATAAATTAAAAAACTGGATGAAAGGGGAGATAGAGCCGGATAACATGCTACATATCAAAAACTGGAATCCGGACTTTGATCAAACAACAGCCAGGCAGTTATACGGCATGAGCCCACTACAGCCAGCAGCAAGGTTATTGACACTTGACAACCTGGGGATTGACACCAGCGCATCAAGTTTTAAAAACTCAGGGGTAAGGGCTTTGATCCACCGGGCACAACAAAAAGGTGACATAGGATCAGAGTTCACANCAGACCAAGCCGAAGCCATCAAGAAGAAAATAGAAAGCTGGCAGGGTACAGACAAGGCTAATAGCTTGGCTGCTACAAACGCCCCGGTAGGTGTTACAGAAATAGGTAAATCACCAGTCGATCTGGGTGTATATACGGCAATGGAAAAAAACACTATTCGCATGTGTAACGTATTGCAAGTGCCGGTTGAGTTATTTTTACCCGGGACAACGTTTTCAAATAAGGCAGAAGCCAGAAAGAACATGATCACAACGGGGATTTTGCCCAAGCTAGACATTTTGAAAGACCGGTTAAACAACTGGCTAGTTCAGCCATACGGTAACTTTGTGATCGATTATGATATGTTTAGCATTGTAGAACTGCAGGAGGACTTAAACAAAATAGCAGAGATGCTAAAAGGTGTTGACTGGTTTACGCTTAATGAAAAGCGTGAGGCAATGGATCAGGGTGGTTATGAAAATAACTTAGCTGATCAGTTATGGATCGACCCTATGAAAATGCCAATTGACCAGGCAGATTATAGCACCGGATTTGATGAAGTGGATAAGAGCTTGGAGAAATTAAACAGTAAGGTATATTGAAAACTTGGCGACAAATAAACGCAAAAAGGATTCGCTATATAAATTATAGCAATCAGATGTTGAGACGGGAGTTCAGGGCTATTGTAGCTGACTACGCTAAGACGGTAAGGGCAGAAGGCGAAGCAGCCACGATAAGCCAGGCAAATATAAAAGACAAAGTTAAAAAATCGTTCATTGACATGTATCAAGTTACAGGTGTTGCATTTGCAAAGATGCAAGCAGAACTGATCAAGCAGGCACATAGAAACCTGCACACAAAAGCAAACCCTGAAGATTTAGAAAGCGAATGGATATTACACATGAGGGAGTTTGTTGAGAAGCGTTGCGGAGAAAAAATAACAGCAGTTACCCGGCATATGTATGAAGATATAATAAGAGTAACAAGGGCATCATTCGAGGCAGGTGCAGACCAGGGATGGGGGGCGGACAAAGTAGCACGTGAAATAATGCAGCGACAAGGCCAGATAGACCAGTTCAGGGCTCTTAGGATAGCACGGACTGAAATAGTGGGGGCATCAAACGAGGGTAGTATGAAAGGGGCAAAAGATTTTAGACCCGACAGCATGAAAAAATGGGTAGTAACAATGGATGGCAACACCCGTGATGACCACGCTGCAATGCAAGGCGAACCAGCAATACCACTTGATCAAAAATTCTTGGTTGGTGGTGATGAAATGGATTACCCGGGCGACCCATCGGGCAGTGCAGGGAACGTGATACAATGTAGATGTGGAGTAACATACGAACCAGAAACAAGTTTTATAGATTCATTAATAAGTTAAGTTATGAAAATATTTCAAACAAAGTCGATACCAGTAAAGGTAAAAGACATAAGCAGTAAAGACCGGATAGTTAAAGGCTACTTTTCCTCATTCAATACAATTGATGCAGATGGTGATATGTTTGTAAAGGGGGCATTTGCTAAATCAATAAGCGAAACCGGCCCGGGGACAACCCACGAGCGTATTAAGCATCTATACAATCACTGGGATGCTGCCGGTAAACTGATAGAACTGAAAGAAGATGACACGGGGCTTTACTTTATATCCAAGTTAGGCCGTCACACGCTTGGAGAGGATATTTTAAAAATGTATCAGGATGAGATCATAAGCGAACATTCGATAGGGTTTAAAACCATCACAGAACAAGCCGAGAACGAAATAAACATAATCAAAGAAGCCCAATTATGGGAGGGGTCAAGCCTTGATAAGTGGGGTGCTAATATGAACACCCCAGCATTAAAGTCACTTGAAAAAGCTGAGTACATGCAGAAGCGATTAATCAAATTAGAAAAGGCTTTACGGGATGGCACATATTCAGATGAAATGTTTGAACAATTAGAAATTCAGTTAAAACAAATACGTCAATGGTTAGCAGAAACCACTCAGGCCGAGAAATCACCTGAGCCGGAGGCAACGGAATTTGACATAAATAAATTAATTAATAAATACTAAATTTTACACAAATGGCAGAGAAATCAAAAGAAGATATTTTATTCGAAAAAATACAGGGTGAAATATCAACAGAAGTTGAAAAAATAAAGTCGGAGCTTGAAAAAGGCAAGCTCACGAAGGATGACCTGACTACAGCAATGCAGCCGGTCAATGACAAGGTCAAACAGCTCGAAGAAATGCTAGGCGAAAAGAAAGAAGATAGCCAGCCAGTCTATAAGATGGCAGAGGACATTCAGGCGCAAGTCGATAAGCTAAACGAGAAGCTCGAAGCGTTTAATCACACCGGCAAACAAGCCGAGACGTTCGCTGACCAGCTTATTCAAAAAGCACCTGACTTGGTATCGCAGTATAATGAAAAAAAGCATGGCAAAATTGAGCTGAATCTAAAGACCAGCCCGATCGACATGGGACTGACCACTGCGATAACCGGCCAGATACCACAGGCTGAAAGAGAGCCCGGTATTGCACACGAGCCAAAACGCCAACCGTTGCTGCTTAGCCTTATCCGCACAGGAACGACCAACTCCAATAAATTGGAATGGATTGAGAAGGAAACAGAACTGGGCGAGCCGGCTTTTAAAGCCGAATTTGAAAGCTACCCTAAACGTAGCTGGAAATCCAAAGTAGCATCAACGGATGTTAAAAAACTGGGTGTATTAGCTGAGTACTCAAAAGAGATTCTCGAAGATGTTGATTATTTCCAGGCGGAACTTCGCAGGGATTTAGTTGAGCAGCTCCAGTTTGTACTTGACAAAAACATCCTTGAAGGTGACGGCAATTCTGATGACCTTGTAGGCATCAAAGAGCTGGATGACACCCTAACATGGGACAATGATGACTTCCAAGTAGCAAACCCATCGCTGTATGATGTTATCGCAGTTGGTGTTAATCAGGTTGAAACAGCTCACCATAACCCGAGTGTTATTATGATGCATCCAAAGACAGCCATGACGATGAAACTGACTAAGGATGACAACAACAACTATGTAATGCCTCCATTTGCAGCCGCTAACGGTGTAAGGGTTGAAGGATTGCCAGTTGTTACTAATACGCTAATGGGAGAGAAAGAAATAATCATAATGGATGGTAGCGTTGCCCAACTTGTTTGGAAGCGTAACTGGACCATAGATATTAGCGATTCACACGGCGAGAACTTCGACAAAGATGTTCTAGCTGTAAGGTTGTCAGGCCGTGCGGCACTCAAAATCAAAGGCACAGATGCTAAGGCGTTCTGTATCCTGAGTGATTATGACACTGCTATCACAGCATTGACACCAAGCTCATAGAGTATTAAAGGTAGATGTTTAATTGCCCCGTCTTAACGGGCGGGGCTTTATTAAAAGAGTATGAAGATAGTAGAATATTCAATAAATATAGGTAATTATGACCCGCCACGAACGGACATGATTATTATAAAAGACGTTGATATATTTCGCAACAATGCACGTAATGCAAGAATGGTTAAAATGTTACCGCATAAGTTCTTTGATTGCGATGTATCTATACAATGGGACGGCCATATGAGAAATATTGCCGGGCTAACAAAAGAGCAAATAGTTGAAAAGTACTTAGGAGATTATGACATGGTTGCAACAAAAGCCCCGCCAATACGAGAGGGATGTGTTTACAAAGAAATAAAAGCAGCCAGAAACAGGATAAACAACGAACATGAACTGCATATATTAAAAGAACAAGAAAAGCATTATAGAAAAATAGGAGTGCCGGAGAATATCGGGACATTAGCCGGATATCAGCCATATACGCCGGCACAATACAAGAATGATAAGATTCAACGAGGCCTGGTGGGCTGAAATGTGCCGGTGGAGTTACAGGGATCAGGTAAGTTTCCCGGTGGTATTAGCGCAACACCCTGATGTTAAAATTAACTGGATTGAACTTGGAACATTAGCAAAAAAACAATATTCACATGGAGGAAAAACATTCCCAAATATTAGGTAAATTAATTGGAAAGGGCGGCAGTCGTAATGTATATGAACATCTGTTTGATAAAGAACTATGTATCAAAGTAGCATCAAATAAAAAAGCTATATATTCAAATAAGACAGAATGGAGCATATACAAAAATGCACCAGAGCATGTTAGAGATTGGCTTGTGCCGGCAGTATTTATACATCCAAGTGGAGAATATATAATATTCAAAAAAGGTCAAAAAGTAAAAGAGTTACCATTTATAATACCAGATCACTTAAAAGCAAGAGATACAGACAACCCTATAAACTGGGTTACAATTAACGGCAGGCATTATATATGCGATTATGCGAATTATAGATTTGATAAAAAATACAGCAAATGACAGTAGTGAACTCATATAATCAAGAATTTGGATACGAACTATTAACAGCCGTGCCGTATGCCTATGAGTTACATCTTGAAGGCAAGCTGACAGGTACGATTAGCGGTAAATGGTCAGAGCCGTTATATTACTTTTCGCCAAACCATGAGATCAACCCAAAGAAAAGAGATTTTCAGCACACGGCAAAAGCAAAAGTAAACGGCATACCTTATACCGAGATTCACAGGCCAGATCAACCAGAAAAGAAGTTTCCGCCTTATAAAGAGAAGTATGCCAACCCAGAGTATAAGTGGGTAAAACCAACCCTATGTATTTGCAACCGTGCAAACATCGAATGGGGTTACGAAATGATTAATTATTTCGACACTGAAATACTTGATTGGTTATTTACTAACTTAAAAAGAAAATACGAGATTGTATATATACCGGTGCAGATACCAGATGAAATACAAGACCACATAAAGCCAGCAGAGATAAGCGATATTGACATAGCACGTAAACACAAAGTAAGGGTACTTACGGACATGGTTAAAGACAATTGGAATGACACCTTATTAAGAGTGTTTGCAAATTGTGAGCGGTTTATCACAATGAACGGGGGTTATTCAATATTAGCATCAACGTTTTCAGGGCAAAATATTATATATTCAAAGCCCGGTACGGTAGAAACCAAAGAATTAAAAATGGGTAGCTTCTGGAGGTGGTATCCGAACATAAACAACGTTCAGACATTACACGTACCGAGCTATGAAGATTTAAAAACAAAAGTAAAAGCACTGTATATTGACAAACTACCAGCGGCCAACGTGATTATAAGAACATCTAACCGGCCTAATGGTTTTGAGGTTGCTATACAAAGCGTGTTAGATCAGGATTATCCAAACATTAATATAGTAGCCGTATGCGATGAGCCAAAGGGATTAAACTATACAAGGGGTTATCCGTGTAGGGTAATTCAGGCTAAAGATGTGAAGCATGAAAAACAACCCAAAGGAGAAAAGTATGGCAGGTGGTTTATTGCTAATGATTATATCCGACAAGTGCAAAGCAGACTAAGCGGGTATATCTTTATTTTGGATGATGATGATATGTTTGTTGACAATAGCGCAATAAGTAAAATCATGGCTGAGGTTAAGCCCGATTATTTGACAATATGGAAGTGTAAGTACATGGAGCGGAGTTTACCAAGTGATTCATTTGGCAAGAAACCAACACTGTTTGATATAGGCTCATGTTGTATGACTTATCACAGTTCACAGATAGAAAAAACAGACTGGTCACCGTTCAAACGTGCCGATTATAGAACGGCAGCCGGATTTAATAAATATATATGGATAAACGAAATATTAACAGGCTTACAGGCAGCCCCCGGGTTCGGCAATCGGAAGGATATGCCAAGGCCACAATATCAAATACCAATGAAAAAAGATAACGTAAAAGTAAGATTTGTGACCGATTTTAAAGGCCACAAAAAAGGCGATGAAACTACATTAAAATGGATTATCGCAGCTAACTACATTTACCGGGGTAAGTGTAAAGAAGTTCATGTAGAAGAAAAAAAGGCAGAGCCTAAACTCCAGGACAAAGAGCAAAAACCTACTTATGAGAATAAGGCTGAAACAATGACAACAAAAACTATGAGCGTAAAAAGAAAGCCCACAAAACGTAAAACAACTAAGAAATGAT